GTCTTAACTAGTGCTCAGCTAATACGACAGGAAGACGATCGGTAGCAGATGATAAATCAAAAGAGTAGTAAGGACCCTTAGGCTTACGCTCAAGGAGTTTTAATACTGGTTTAATCTGATCAAAGGTACCGTCCTGCGGGATGACTGCTAGAATATTAAAGATTTTATCATGAAGGGGTCCTAATACCCATTGGGTAATAGGATCCACCATGGCAAAAATTCTCAATTTTCCAGCAGCTTCTTTCTTGAAGCCCAGTTTGCATAAATACTTAGAGGGGCCATAGAATGATAAACACTCTATACCCATCTCAAATATCCCCGCAAACTTTTGGTTAAAGCTAACTTGCATCTACTCCCTCTAATAAGGTAGAGTAGGGTCAAACTTCCATGTAATAATAGAAGTAAGAATTGAAGTCAAACTTCCCGAAGCATAGCCCTGTGAAACAGAGCTCGACTTTGAGGAGAAGATCGGCTTAATTCTTAACTCTTTAAGAGCAGAAGGTTGATCAGTCAGACAAAGATTAAGCCACTTGTTCTTGGTAAGTTTTAATAACTCAATCAAGAAAATTGGCATGTAAGACACTAAGTTAGATACCATTTTATTAGACATATTAGAAGGTCTAATAATAGAATCCAACTTAAATTTCGGTTCAAACGATAAAACTCTATAAAGAGAAAATAACGTCAACCAAAAGGATATGTAACCTCGAGAACCCATACGAATCGCCTTACGGTGAGTCGCTGGGATCATGGCTGGAATTCCAGACTTACGTCTTGAAATCCTAGCTTTTTGGGACATAGTGTCTTTAATCTTATAGCCTGAAAACGCTTGCTGAGCAATAACGTAATTGGCCTTAAGGTAAAGAACCTAGAATGGTATTCCATTCTTTTTCGCCTAAGTATGGCAAGTATATAAGTAACGCACAATCTGCAGTACCAAGTTATCTTTATAACGAAGACCGCTCATCCTGACTATTTTTGTAAAATAGTTCACTAGAGCGAGACCTCTTTTTACAGAGATCATGGCATTAAAGTCACCTAAGTGCTATCCATTGAATGAAATTTTATTTTTATTGAATGTGATAAGAATTAGTGAACTTTAAACTTCAGTTTTCGGTTACCCGAGCTGCAGCCACTTCTAAGAAAGAAGGAAGTTGGTCCTTTGAGATTATACAGTGTAATCTACCGGTTATCGGGCCCCTCTTAAGAGATCTCACTATGAGACATTAAGAATCCCAATAAGTCCGTGCGACTCACTATACTGCTCACATGTTTATCTTACAAGTTAAGAATCATACTAATAGTATTCCACTTACAAGCTAGTCTTATAGGTTGGGGTACAAGCCCGTTATGGTGCTCTTGTATAATGATATACACTCCATTCGATTGGAGAACCTAAGTTTGAACTACTGGTCATTGAAGACCCTAGTCATAAAACTTAACCGCTTAATAAACACGCTTAGATTTCCCACGAGGTGCGCTCGTCAAACTAATGATAAGGCATGACA